CTTCCGTCGTGAATTGTAAGTCAAGTGTATATCCAATGCCACTGTTGTTATTATAGATGATACAGAAGTTTTGCGTGATAGCATTCTCTTCAACTACCTTGTTGATGATTTCAAGGTCAGCACTGTTCATCATTATCTTTGTCATTTGAGTACTCCGCTGTATGTGTTGTTCAACCATTTAGCATAGAATTGCGCTTGTTCGCTGATCTTGACAAGGTCATACTTGGCGCAGAATTTCATAAAATGAAAGCCCACGTTAGGGATAGACTGTGTGCGCAGACCTTCACGAATCGAACCATCGACTACATCTTTGATCTCTTGCGGCTGTGCTGTTAGGTCAACAAGAGTAACGTTGCGATTGTAGTCGTCAAGTACTTTGTGTTCTACACCCTCATGGTCGGTCCAACGTTGCAACATTAGATTGTTCCAGTTGAAGCCCTTGTTTGTTCTGTCAGCGTATGCTTCTGTCAAGCCGACTGTTTTCTTAGTTGACTTGGTGCGTACACCAGGATAAGCCGAGAAGACGTTATCGGATGTATCTCCGCGCATACACTTCTCGAACAGCAACCATTTTGGATCACCGACCAGTTTAGGTTCTTTGGTCTTAGTGTCTTTGATAGGACGATTACGACTGTCGAAGTAGCCTTCAAGCGTAATGAACTGGTCATTGATGCCGTTGAATTGCTTGACGTTTGGTGCGATTAGCTGGACAAAATCCGTGTCCGAACTGATGATGTAATGTTCATCTGCGGGATGTAGATGGATGAATCTGGCAATGAGATCATCTGCCTCTGCGGTTGGACAGCGTAGTACACTTACGTTGGTCTTCTCACGAAGGTAATCCGTTAGCGACTCGTATGTTTCCCAGAACATGGTATCAAGTGCCAGTTCTTCTTCGGTAAGTGCCTGACGATTGACGGCACGATTTGCTTTGTACGGCTTGTAGAAGTCTTTGCGCCATGAGCGGCCTTCAGTACAGAACACAACATGACAGTCGTCGCCGCCGAATCTGCGAACTACGCTCTGAACTGAGTTGAATGTAAGATGTAGTGCCATGCCTACCTTCTCTTCGTCAGTTGACATTCTAGATGCCACGTAACGACTCTTGAAGAACATATTGGCAGTGTCAATTAGAATATAGCGCATAGTGTGTTTTGTGTAAATATGCTACTATTATAGCGCCTGACGAGGTTAGTGTCAAGCTATTTTGGATCAACTGATCTCTGATCGGCCACCGCCTAGTGGCTTGCGGGAGAGTGGAGGGCGGATATCGTCTGCTCCTCTGTTGGATGGGTCGGCCATCTGTTGCTCGTATACCTCGAGGGCTATGTTCCGACAGACGGTCTGGAACCATCTGTCCACCATGATTTCGTCAGTGTCGTTCTCGTTCTGATGATAGCCGGCTCTGATGAGTTTCTTGAGGAATGGCACATTCCAATCCAGTTCGAACGCACCAGTGTTGATGTTGTTCGGATCGATATCTACGTTGATGATGGCAACCCACGGTTCACCCTTTGCCGTTGCTGCCTCTTTTGCCAGATTCCGCATCTTTGCTTCATCATCGTCTTTGACTTGCTTGGCCCGTTTTACTTTTGGTGTGGGTGGGTCCACTTTTGATTCAGATTTCTTGAACCAATTCTTGATTTTACTCAGCATCTTCTACCTCTATCCATGTGTAATCGCCCAGCCATTTTACTTGGCAGATGTAATTGTAATTCTCTGGTGCGCCTGTGCTCCAGTCTCGTGGTCCTGAATGAACCAGTCTATTGAATCCGTGCCGTGTATCTGTGACTAGCCAGTATTTATTGCCAGGGTACAGCTTGAAATCAAATTTTGCGGCGTGTACCCAGTCTGTGACATCTAGTCTGCGCTTGATGCCCTGTGCTTGTCGCTCAAGTACAGCTACCATTTCCATGATGCGGTCGTACTCTTGCTGTGCGTGTAGTCTGGCGGCATTCAGCATCAAGTCTTTCTGCTGAGTGACGGGCACTAAGTCAAACTTCATACCCTGCTCAGTAGGGTACTCACTGACGTTTCTGTTGAAGAAGTGTATCAGTGAGCCCGTACTAGTGCTGTCATAGCTGTGTACTCCGTTTGCTGAATTGTTTTCAGACATTTCTGCTTTCGTACAGCGCAATAGAGGCCAAGTTCTTGCCCTTAGACTCGCACATGATATCAGCCCATGTCGAGTGACTAAGTGCCCACTGATTGACTGCTGTATTCCAGAAGAAGTCACTATGAGCACGTAGCTTTTGTTTCTTGTAGCCCACTAGAAGCAAAGACTCCATGCTTGGGCAATGGTCAGCGACATGACCGACGAGTACATCTTCACGGCTAACACTGTAATGCATAACAGGACGTACACCGCGCCAGCTATCAACCAACTGCGTAATGCGTGGATCAGTTGCCTCAATGTATTGCCCTTCACGACACCAATGATGATGTACGTCAAGCACAATAGGAACAATATCAGTAATGGATAAGCAATCATCTAGACCCCATGCGTTTTCTTCGTTCTCGATAGTAATACAATTCTTTGCTTCTGGCGAGAGTCGTTGGTACGCACGACGAATACCGTCAGGACCTTGCCGTCCGGAGATGTGTACGTTGATTTTGAAGTCTTGGAATTTCTGGCCGTAGCCCATAAATCTAGCCATGTCCGCATGATACTCGAACTCTTCTATCGAATTGTTGACGATGCCTGGATTATCAGAGGCAAGTACAGTAAACTGACCAGGGTGAAAAGACAAACGCACATCACGCTCACGAGCAATGCTACCAACATCTTGGAAGTGCCGCTCGAGGTATCTACGAACATCTGGTAACTGCCAAAAATAGCGCCAATCGGCATGAGTATAAACAGGGAGGATGTCACTACTAAGACGAACCATGCGTAAGTTGTTATCAAGGGTGCCTACTTTCTGTACGAGTTGTTTTGTTGCTTCGATGTTGGCCTTCATCAGGTCCCACAGTCGTTCTTCTGCTACTGCTTTGGATTGGCGGTTGAGCCAAGCAACAGTAGTAGTACCTGTGTTGTATTTTTTGGCATCGTCCTTGGCTGACACACCGTCAAGTTGGTCGGGTGTGTCGATCCATTTACATGCGAAACCAATTCTGTTAGTCATAGTAATACTTATACAATAAAATATCAGTATAACGCAGAGTGGTGGTTTCTGTCAACATTTTTTGGATGTTTCGGCCTCTGCTACTCGCTTGCGTAGACTTGAACTTGAAAACGAGTGATCTCGGCTGTTGAAGATACACTTGATGTTTCTGTCGCTACATTCTTTGCGGCCTGTGAAGTCTTGACTCTGATACTCTACGCCTAGGATACGAACATCTAGGGGTAGAATCAGGATCAAGTCACGTAGGTCTTGCTCTGTTTGATAGATTACGATTTCATCGACGAATCTACAGGCACTAAGTTGAATCTGTCGCTCAACTACCGATTGAATCGGCTTGTTCTTAGTGTCTGGTCTGTCGATTGTAGCATCAGTTTGTAACCCTGCGATAAGATAATCGCAGTGATTCTTTGCTTCTGCTAGCATAGCAATATGTCCTGCGTGCAATAAATCGAACTGACTGAAAACCACACCGATGATTTTACCATCATCCTTTAGCTCTTTGATTTTATTAAATATCATAAGTATTTTACCTGTATTTCATTCTTCTTAATCATATCATAGAATGTTTTACGATGTTTGATTCCTAACGAAGCTATTGCTTCTTTGACCGAATCATATATCACACCATCTACTTCGATTCGTTTATATTTTTTCACTAATGAGGTGCCCTTACGCTTGGCCATAGCAGCCATATGAGATATTTTCCATTCATCTGAATTCTCTCTACTTAACGCCGTTGTCCTCATTTTTTCGATGGTTTCTTCAGGATGAGTATATCCCTTTCTACCGTTACTTCTGCCTCGTTTTGCGTCACTAATTTTCTTAGAGAATTCACCTTTCTCGTCGGCCGTCATAGATTCATGCCATTTGACTAATCCGTGTGTTCTCTTTTTGAGAATTTCATCTTTATTGGGATGAGTCGAAGTGGTATCACCGCCTCTACCTCCAGCGGCTATATTATATCCAACGCCACGTTCTCGTGCTCTCAGAGACTCTATCCAAAATATTTCTCTTTCATTAACCAAAGCGTCATCGCAGTGTTCGATAATTTCTTTTTTGAAGTTCTCAACACCATATTTCTGTATGGCTTCTTTTAGTATTGCGCCAGAGCCAAGATATAGCGGATCATTTTTACTTGATTTCCCTATATAAATTTTACCATTTGTGAGATTTGTTGTTTTATATATGTAAGCCATAGTATATTTATAACATTCTCACAATTTGATATATTTATTGAATATCATCTTGCGTATCTGTTAGGGTACTCAATGTGAAACACTTCTACGTGATTTCCCTTGAGCAACTGAACTGTCTGTTCATTTTGAGCATCGCTCATGGTGAGGTAGACACCGGTGCCCAAAATCAACCCGTTGGCAGAGGCTCCTGGACCCACTAGTGTAAATGAACCCATGCTTGATTGCTGTAGTAGAATATACAGGTCGTGATGGAGTGGTCTGTCAACGGGTTTCATCTTAGATCAGTAAGCCTAATTTACGAGCGTCATCCGCCCATTGGTCTTTGAAGTTTTTACCTGCACTGTACTTAGAGAACTGCTGATACGCATATGAACGCATATCTCCTAAGGTAGCCTCATCAAACTTATATCCGTAGTCGGCACAGAATTCTCTGTATAATTCTAGGTCATTGAAAATTTGACGAACTTTAGGATTGGATTGATAGGTAGTTTTTGCCATTTTAGTTTCCTTTAGATAGCGATTGATAGGTTGGGTTTATGAGTATGATACTCTTTTGTAAAAGCAATACCGGAGTTGTTGTTGATAACTTGAACTTCGATATCACGCTCTGAATATAGTTTTGCGACTTCAATATAAATGCCGTTGCTAACTTCTTCAAAGTTCTTTGCGGACTGATCAACCGACTTAGTGTAGGCATTTACTGCGTCTAGCACTTGTTGAAAGTTGATTTCAGTTCCTTGTTTGTTTTCGACTGTTACTACACAGTCAATGTTGTTGCCCATGTCCAAGCGTAGTGAGTATACACCACGAGAGGCTGCTATGATTCTGTTTCGTTGCTCTGCTAGAGCGATTTCTCTTTGTTCCATTAGTTGCTTTCTGTTACTGTTTCTGTATATTTCTTACACAGGGTGACTAAGAGTTCAAACTTCTCTTGTTCATTCTTTAGTGAGTCACTGGCGTCTTTTAGATGAGGATACTCTTGGATAAGTTTCTCACGTGTGCGTTCTTCGTCACGTTTCGCCCGAGCCCATTCAAGTAGTGACTGCGCATCATAGGATAGTTCAACGGTAGCATGTGATCCATGAAGCACGATCCACGTATTACCATCGAACACTTTGATACACTGAGCATCAAGATCATACATCATCTGACCTTGATTGTGTGATCCTGTATTGTAGCTACGCTGTACATGAGTACTGGCATTGCCGCCATTAACCTCGATGTATCTGCCTGAAGTGTTGATACCCTTGATCATGTGCTTATCTTGATTGTGCTGGTAGTAAGTATTCGTAATCAGCAAGACCGCTGTCTACGGTGATCTTCATAGCGCCGGCATCACTGATGTATACACGCTTGTCGCCCTGTAGATCCATGATTGCCAAGAATTGCTTGACTGGCCAGCCCCATGCTTTTGATAGGGTACCAGTGACGCCGCTCTCGAACACGAAGTTGCCCGAGTGTGAGGATACATCACCGAAGAAGATTTTGAGGTCTCGACCGTCTGTCTTGGTAGTGAATGTAGTCTCTTCGCTGTTAGCACTTGCTTGTTTCTTTAGACGAGCGATGTTTGCTACTTTAGGTTCGAACTCTACGTTCCATGCGGCGCCTGCGAATTTGACCGGCTTGATCTTTTCTTCGACGATCTCCCTGCTCATTAAGCGATAGTCGTTGATGAAGTCGCCCATCTGAGTTTCAAAGTGAATCGCTGATGGAACATCGGCGCCGTCTTTTTCTTGATGCGTCATCTTGACTGTAGCGTACTCATCGTACTCATCGAAGCCCAAGATTGTTTTGAGTTTTGCGAGATTAGGCATACCGAATGTGCCGATCATCTCAGCGTTAGGGCCCTTGAACTTGCCGCTGACAATGACAGTGCGATCATCTGCGATAGCGTTGATTGCTGTTTCTGTGTCAGAGCCTGTTACTTTGATGAGGTCGATAAAGCCGAGTTGACTAGTATGACCGATTAAGTCTTGAAGAGTGTCTTTCATAATTTTCCTTTGATAGTGTTATGATACATGAATGTATCTTGGTTGTCAATACTTTTGTTTGCTGATTTATCCAAACGAGAACAAGTCATCGAATGTCGAATTCACATCTGTGTTTTCACGAATATCCCATTTGAGAACGCCCAGCATATTGTCTACCTTTTCGTCAAGTAGTACACGTTCCATTTCAACATTATCGAATGGTAACTCAGTGAACCACTGGGGTAAGCGCAGTTGGTCAACAGGATAGGCAATCGAAGTCATTCCTAGAGGATTATCCTTCAACTTACACACGATGATTTTCATACCATCTACAATCTTTTGACTGTAGTTGTCACCGTTCATCTGCTTGAGGTAGTTCCAATTTATAGAAGCACGAACGTGACCTGGCATATTGGTCTTTAGTGGCTTGTTAGCCCGCTTCAAGCGCTCAAGGGTCTCTGTATGCTCAATGACTCGCTTGACGCCTTTAGGTGCGCCCTTAGTCCATGGATCCATATCACGCAACTTGAGTTTGAATTCCTTAATCTTGCCTATGATTACCGACTTGTCTTCGCCATATAGCACATCGTCAAGGATCTCAGATAGAAACACTTGAACATACTTTGGAGTATCACTGCGCTTTAGGTCAAGACCCATTGCTTTGATACTACCGCGACTGCCGTTTACGTCTTTTCGCTTGCCCTCTTTGTCGTAGATGTTGACTGCGTACTTTTTCTTTTTGATGAACAGGCCGCGGTCTGCTACGATTTCTCGACCAGCTACAATGATTTCGCCGTTCTTACGAGGGCAATGGAATGTACGTTCCATGAAGGCAGGGAATGATTGATTCGTCTGCTCTGCTAGTTGGTCGTAGATTTGAATAGCGGTCTCTTTGTTCCAGTTCTCAAGTAACTCTGGGTTTTGTTTGAGCATGGGCACAGCAGTAAAGTAACACGAATCAGTATCACCATAGATGATAGCATCACCTGTGTGATCGTATTCGCCACAGATAGCCTCATTCAAGTGAGAACTCATATGCTTGACAATCTGACGACCCGTAAGAGTAGTAGACTGACCGATGCGCTTATCATAGAACCGACAGTGTTGGTTTAGTAGTGCGCCGTACGCACTGTTCAGCAAAATCTTACGGACTAGCTGGCGCTTGTCTAAGAACTCTTGTTCTGCTTTATCGGTCGCTGACTTGAGTTGCTTTTGAATCACTTTACGTTCACTGTACCATCGGGTGAGTAGACCAGGGATAATGCCCTCTCTGTCATAGGTGAATATTGTGCCGTTAGCACTCAGCATCCATGGCTGATTCGAGTCGAAGATCATCTTCCAGATTTCTGCGGCCGAAGCAGTATCGCTACCGCCTCGTTCCCAGTCGATTGTTAGTAGGGTGCCTCGCTCTTGGTTCATGACCGCGGTGAATTCTAGTGAGCCGAACAAGCCTTCCCACAAGATAGCACCTGTTACGCCTTCGACATCATCCTCTGTGTTCTTGTTTTTGTTTTTCTTTTTCTCACGGGCTAAGCGTTGACTCTTTTCGTGCATGTACCGGTCAGTGAGTGTTGGTCTGAGTTGGCCGACAATGGTTTCCGGGGCCATGTTAAGAGCGCGGATGGTTGACGGGTACAGTGAGTTAAGGTCGACTGCTCCGATCCATTCGTGGATGCCTGTTTTGGGCGTAGCAACATAGGCACCTGCCGCTTGTGCGTCATCGATATCATTTTCGCTTTTCCTTATCTTGTTGGGAATAATAAGACCACGTGAGTGAGCCTCGTTGATAACAGCTTGCTCAATCATAGCAACTGAGCCCATGACTGTTGGTAGCAGTACAGTGTTCTCGTGTGCTAGCTGATTAGCAAGATCCAAGAACTGGAGCTTGGCGTGAATTTTGTACACAAGCATAGTATCTTGACGATTGTATTCTAAGAATCGTTTCCAATCCCTGTTGTACAACTGATCAAGAGTACCTTCATACTGTGTCTTGTTCTCGCCGACCTCTAGTTCACCGATAGCGTCAAGTTTATAA